CATTTTATAAAAATGGAGTTTCGCAAGGTACAGCCGCAACAGGGCTTACAGGCAGCGTGGCTTTTGGATTTAGTTCTAATTTATCAACCCTTGCAGCCAACTTCGGTCAAGACAGCACCTTCTCTGGCTTACGTTCTGCTGGCGGCAACACAGACGACAACGGCATAGGTGACTTTGCCTATGCGCCACCGGCTGGCTACCTTGCGCTTTGTACCGCAAACCTTCCAACGCCTACGATTGTGGATGGGTCGGAACATTTCAATACGGTGTTGTACGCGGGTAATAATGCCGACAGAAACATTGACGTAGGATTTAAAAGCGACTTTGTTTGGCTAAAGCACAGAAATGATGCTTCAGCGCATAGGCTTTATGATTCATTCAGAGGTGATGGTAAAGCATTGTTTAGCAACTTAACAAACGCTGAGTACAATGGTGTTGATGACGGGGTAGAGTTTGCCTATACAGATGGCTTTAATATAGATGTGGGTGCAAATGTTTATTACTACAATGGTAGCGGTCAAACCTACGCAACTTGGAACTGGAAAGCTGGCGGCACAGCGGTCAGCAATACCGATGGCAGCATTACGTCACAGGTGTCTGCAAATACTGACGCAGGGTTTAGCATAGTTAGCTATACTGGCACTGGTGCTAATGCTACGGTTGGTCACGGTCTCAACAGTGCGCCGCAAATGATTGTTGTTAAATCACGCAGCATAGCTACAAACTGGAATGTGTTTCACTCGGACATAGGAAACACAAAGTCTGCTATGCTAAACATAACGGATACGCCATACACAAATAGTGCGTATTGGAATAACACAAGCCCCACATCTTCTGTTTTCAGTATTGGTTCTGGTGCATCGGGGGACATTAACTCAAGCGGCAATACTTACATAGCCTACTGTTTCGCCAACAGCGACATCATCAAGGCGGGTTCCTACACCGGCAACGGCAGCACAGATGGCGTGTTTGTCTACACAGGGTTCAGGCCAGCTTGGGTTATGATTAAGAGGACGGATAGCACCTCTAACTGGCATATGGTAGATTCTGAAAGAGATTCGTACAATATGGCAATTAGACAACTTCAGGCAAATTTAAGTAATACTGAAATATCAGTAGCCTATGGTTGGGATATTCTTTCAAACGGTTTTAAGTTAAGAACAGATGGTAATAACTTCAACGCATCAGGCGGCACATACATCTACCTCGCCTTTGCCGAAAACCCATTTAAATACGCTAACGCCAGATAACGGAGATTTATTGATGGCATACAAATACAGTGGTCGCATCATCCGCGCTGGTAAGGCGTGGACTGACAATGACGGAATACAGCATCCGGCAAATTGGATGGTATGGGATGACGCAACCAAAACAGCCAAGGGGCTAGTCTGGGAAGATGACGCAGCCAGCTTTGATGGGCGGTTCTACTGGTCGGCTGGCGTAGCTAAGTCACTTGATGACGTGAATGAGGTTGACGAAGATGGCAACCCGCTAATGCAAGACGGTCAACAGGTTGTGACTAAAGGTTTAAAGACTAACGCTATTGAACTGGTCAAGCGGCAAGCCGGTGACAAGCTGGCGGCAACTGACTGGATGGTTATCAAAGCATCTGAGGTGTCAGGCTACTCATTGCCGACAGACGTTGCCACTGCCCGCGCCGCAATCCGCACAGCTAGCAATAATATTGAAGCTGCAATTTTGGCGGCTAGTGATTTGGATCAGTTTATGGCATTATATGATGTGCCTACGGTAGACGGTGTACCAACTGGCAACGCGCCCATAAATGACTGGCCGGAGACGATCTAATGAGCGAAGAAAACAAGGTTATAATTGACGTTGCGGCTGGCACAGGCACGTTTGCTGCTTGGGTTGGGATGATGCCGGATATTGTGGCCTTGTTTACGGGCGTTTGGGTTCTGATCCGTATTTGGGAAACAGATACCATTAAACGCTTAACTGGTCGTGTTTAAGGCGATTGTTTTGGCTTGCGTTATCGGCGCACCAACAGAATGTGTCGAATTTCATTCATATATTTACAGCGAGACGCGGGAAGATTGCCGCAAACGTGCTTTTGAAATGTCACGCGATATTGGGGAGATTGCCAACTTGATGCCGATGAGGTGGCGGTGTCAGCAACTTGCCGAAGGTCAGCTATCTTGGAACCAATCAGCACCGCACTCGCTGGTATCAGCTTAGTCAAAGCCAGCGTCGAATTTATCAAATCCAACATTTCCACTGCCAAAGATATTGGCGAGATCGCCGGTCAGATTGATGCGCTGTTTACCGGCCAAAAGCAAGTGCAAGAGGCCAGCAACAAAAAGACGGGTTTGGGCATAGCTGACCAATTCGGTGTGCAGTCGGTCGCAAAGGAAATGATTGACGCAAAGCTGGCTGCGGAGCAGATCGCAGAGGTTGCGCGGATGGTCGATTTCCGGTTCGGTCACGGCACTTGGGCGGCGATACTGGCGGAACGTGCCAAACGCATCCAAGAGGCCAAGGAAGCGCGTGCTAAGGCTAGGAAAGCGGAATTGCTGCGGCAACAAGAGATGTTTGAAAATTTCAAAATAGGGGCTATTGCTGTTGGGTTGGTTGTGGTTATCATTGGGCTGTTTATCGGGGTTTTAACAGCAACGGCTAGTCCAGTATATGTCTGAGACGCTAAAGGGCTTAGAAGGTGAATATATTGCTTTGGCTGCAATTACGGCTATGGGATGGAAGGCAACGCATTGCCCGATGGATCGGATTGATGTGCTGGCGTTCTTTGATCAGACTTTTTTACGCATACAAGTTAAGACTGCTAGTCTTTTGGGTAATAAAGATGGTCGATCTCCGCGTCATCACTTTCAAATGGGTCACGGCTGCAAAGCAAAGCATTTGCCAACTAGGGAAGATTACGATGTTTTGTGCCTTGTTTCCCCCAATGCCAGACGCTGCATCTTCATCGAGGTTGGCGCGGTTCAGCAATTCAGTATGCGACTTTCGCCGACACGCTTTACTGAGGCTGCGGAACGTGAAAGCTGGGATAAAACGGTTGATTACGTTTTGGAGATGAGAAGATGAATATGGATCAATTGCGCGAAGAAATAGCCAGCGATGAGGGCGTGCGGCTAGATATTTACTTAGATCATCTTGGCTTGCCTACTGTTGGCATCGGGCATTTAATCCGCGAGGCTGATGCCGAATATGGCAAACCTGTCGGCACTCAGATTACGCCGGAACGCTGTCGGCAGCTATTTGCGCTTGATATTGCAGTCACTGTTGAGGATTGCCGGTCGCTATTTGAAAACTGGGATGATTTGCCGGATGAGTGCCAGCTAATTTTAGCCAATATGGCGTTTAACCTAGGCCGGAGCCGGTTGGGTCGGTTCCTCAAGCTGCGTGCAGCTATAGCTAATTATGATTATGATGAGGCGGCGACCCAGATGGCAGATAGCAAATGGGCAAGGCAAGTGCCTAATCGGGCTGGCAGACTTATTGATCGGATGAGGGATTTATCAGATGCTTAATTTATTGATATCACCGCTGGCAAATCTGGCATCAACGTGGCTTGAAGGCAAGGTTGAAACCAGCAAAGCAGCGGCAGAAACAAAAGTTGCACAAGCTAAAGCAGCGGCCACTATTGCCCAGAAACAAGCCACAGGCGAAATTGACTGGGATTTAAAGATGGCAGATGCCACAGCAACAAGCTGGAAAGACGAATGGCTGACCATCTTGTTTAGCATTCCGCTGATCTTGGCGTTTTGCGGTGATTGGGGTCGGTCTATTGTTGCTGATGGCTTTGCTGCGCTTGAGGCTATGCCAGATTATTATCAATACACGCTTGGCACCATCGTTGCAGCCAGCTTTGGTATGCGGTCAGCAAGCAAGTTTTTCGGCAAAAAGTAAGGCGGCTATTCGAGCCGCCATACCCGCCACCCGTCATCCATTTTGCGGGTAGTATATTTTAGGCCGCGATACCGCAGCGCGTCACGCAACGACATTGCTTTGTCATAAGTATCGCAAAGCACGCTGTCGCCTATTTCCATATCATTGATGATTTCAATCTTGCTGCGACCGGCTGGCGGCACCGGCACGTTCTTTTCTATTTGCATTGATTATGTCCAATCTTTCCCGAAAGCATCCAAGATGCAGAATTTGTTTGTCGCCATCAACAACCCAGTCTGGGTCGCTAAAGCGCAGGGTCTTATCGCACCATACGCACCGACCTTGTGCATTTGAGGCCGGTGCATAGGTTATTTTCTTTTTAGAACGGGATCGCATCGGCTAAAGGCTGCATCTGTTCTGCCCTTGGCGCATCCTGTTCCTTTGGTGGCATTGGGTCGCTAATTGCAGCCGACATATATTTATTGCCCGCTGCGCTTTCGCGTATCCACAGCGCAATGCGCTTTTCAACGCCATCGACGTTAATCTTGCCGGTGTAGTCTGGCTGATTTTCGGCGGTCTTGTCGTTGTTTTTAAAGATCGCGCCGCGATTAGTGTTATCATAGTCAGTCATTAGACAATTCTTCCTTCCGTTTTTTGAACATTGAAAGTTGATCATCGGGGCATTTTATGCCGCCTGCCCCGTACAGCTTTGTGTAAAGCGCGTTGACATCACGCACGCTTTCACAGGCATCTAATTTTTCAGCTAGGACGTTGTTGGAGGCGGGGACAGCCGCCGGAGTGGATGCGACGACTGCCCCCTTTGGTTTAGGCTGCGAACGGGAGGGAAACGCGCCACCACCGCTTGCGAGATTACCATCATCGTCATTGCTATTCAATCCGAACATCGTCAACAAACTTGCCCGCCGGTAATATGTCACGCAGCTAATGAATGATTGCGGGGTGTCTTTCTCCGGCGCAATCTGCAAAAAGCTGCTAATCTTTTCGCCGGTTTCCAGATGCACGACTGTCGTTACCAGCGCACCATCTTGGAAATATTGCGCGAATGACAGCCCATATTCCGGCAAAACATCCAGCGCAGTCAAAACGTCGCCCAGTGTCGAGTATTCGCTTTTGAACATCGGGTTCTTGCCAGACTTGCCGACAGATGCGGCGCGCCTAACGTCGGCCAACGCTGCGTGTAGTTTTAGATTTTCCATAACTCTTTTGCCCTTTCCAGCCATTCGCTTTTCATATTCCACTGGTACATATGCCCCCAATCTGGGTCGGTAATTGATGCCAGCACTTTCGGATCGGTGCTAACCTTCAATAGATTTTGCCGGATCAACGCTTTTTGCCGCATTTCATTTAAAGCGTACGCTATTCCGTCCGCTTGCAATTCTTCACAATTATATGCGTTGAAGATTACTGCGTCGTGTTCTGCTATATAGATAATTGACGGCGTAACGCGTAAAGCGTGCCAGTAAATCGCAGCTTGGCAGATGTGCGCGAACTCCGGCTTTTTAGGCAGCGTGGCCTTTGCCCAGCCTTGTGAGCCATCTTTAAGCAGTTTAGTTTTGCGCGGTGCTTTGGTTTTCATCTCCGCAAAAATCGAGCCTTCAACAAGCAAATCAACAAAGCCAAGGATCGGCACGTTCACATCATCTAACCAGCATTCAATTCGTTCTTCATCAATTGCGCCGGTAAAGCCGTTTTCTACACAAACATTCACGCCTTGATGCACCATTGCTGGGATGCTTTCACGAAATTTCACGCGCAAAACGTCATCCTCATCTGCCGGATGAAAGTCAAATGCAATCTGTGCGGCTTCAATCGTTTCATCAATATCTGCGCCGTGGCACACGATTGACTGCACCGCGTTATGCACAGATGTGCCTATGGCCGCGCGTTCACCAACGCCGACCTTGCTGCGTTCTTCTTTGGTCAAATGCAGATAGTCAAATATCCATTTTGCCGGTGAGCGTAAAAGCTGGCTGGCCGATAAATGGCTGAAACCTGCGGTTGTCCACAATTCACTGATTTCCCGTTTTTCCATACCAAACACGTTAGACCAGATTGGTCGCAAAACGCAACACTTATTTTTTTGCTTTACATAATAGGGGTTCATCGGCAAGGATAGGGGCAACTGAAACGGGGGCAGCTATGTCTGGATCAAAATCAAGGAACAAAGGTCGCGGTTACGAATATGAGATTGCCAAGGAACTTTATGAGCATCTTGGCATCAATTTTGTGCGGGAACTGGATCAGACCCGTCAAGCGCATCTTGGCGATTTGGTGACGACTGATTGCGATTTTCCCTATGTAATCGAGTGCAAAAGATACAAATCCGGCGTATCCGGTGACTGGTGGTCACAGGTATGCACCGCCGCTGCGGTAGCTGAGAAACTGCCAGTGCTGTTTTACCGGCTTGACAGAATGAAAACCCGCGTGCGGTTGCCAGTGGCGGCTATTGTCGGGCTGGCTGGCTATTCGGCAAATCAAGACATAGCAGAACAATATGATTGGCGATATGCCGTTGAAACTGACCTTGATACTGCAATGATGATTATTAGGGAGACACTTGCTAATGGCTAGGCATATGGACACTGTTGGCGACCGCGAATATACGATGATTTCAAGTGAAACGTGGATCGACGTGAAAGATTTGACTGTGGAAATCTTTAAAGGCAAGGAAGGCATCGAGGTGCGGGTTTTACCTCGAAATGCTGATAACGGGGTTGAACCGCTGGGCGTGATCCGCGCCGATTATGTGGCAACAGCGTTAAAACGTCATAACGTCATCCCATTTTTCCCGAAAGGGCATTTCAATGATCCAAAGCGGTGATGGTAGATTTGCCGAACTTTACGAGCAAGGGCGATGCCCTAAATGCCGCAGCCAGATGGAATGGACTGGTAACACCGGCATCTGCAAAACGTGCAACACGATGCACAGCTTTATAGGAGTGGAAAATGGAAACCGAACACAATCTGAAGATGGAGTTGCTGACGATCAGTGACATCGGCACAGCGTGGAAATGCAACCCCGTTAAACTACCACAATATTGTCAGCTAGACTTTGCCCTAACTAGGGGAGGCAAGATCAAGGCTTTCGCCGAAGTCAAGTGCAGGACATTTCCGCGTGATCGGTATAAAACGTCACTGATCCATTTGCACAAAATGATGTATGCGCGGCAAGTCGCATTTGAGACCGGCATTCCGACGTTTCTGATAGTGCGCTGGACTGACTGGATCGGGGCTTGCAGCTTTAAGGTGGATTTCGCCACGACTATTGGTGGCAGACGGGATCGCGGGATAGAACGCGATTTTGGGTTAATGGCCGAAGTGCCGATTGATGAATTTCATATGATAAAGGAACTGAATTTTGAATAGATCACAAGCACTAGAGAATGTTGAACGCATTTTAGAAGAACGCGGCGCAAATTACGGCGATCTGCGTGAAAACTGGCAGCAAACAGCAAAGATGATTGAAATGATCGTTGGCGTTGACATTAGGCCGGAGCAATTCGGTGCGATAATGATTGCTATGAAGCTGTCACGATTGTCGAACGCAGATTGTCAGCATTTAGACAGCTTGCTGGACATAATCGGCTATGCGGCACTGACCATTGAAATATTGGGGGATGTAGATGAGCATTAAAGCGGTATCGTGGGCGTTAGAGCAATCGCTTGGTGACAGCACTGCCAAGCTGGTTCTGATCGGCATCTGTGATCGTTATAACGATGATTATAATGCGGCTTGGCCTAGCATCAAATGGCTGGCAGTTGCGGCTGATTGCAGCGAAAGAACAGTCAAGCGTAAAATTCAAACATTGACCGAAATGGGTCTAATCAGTGTCGATAGAAGCCCCAACAAAACCAATAGATATTACGTTGGGTCACTGTGTCCCATACCTAGTGACAATTTGTCACCTAGTGACATAGCTGTGTCACCACCTAGTGACATAGCTGTGTCACCCGAACAATATAGAACAATACAAAATAAAAATAGGAAAACTAAAGTTGTTGACTGGGAACCTTCACAAGCTGATCGCGAATATGCTGAGAGCAAAGGGCTGGATGCAGCCGAAGTGCTAGAGGCAATCCGCCTATGGGATAAGCAAAACGGTAATAAAGCCGCCTACGTTGACCTCACAGCCTTTTGGCAGAACTGGTGCATAAGAGATGCCAAAAAGAAGCCAAAGCGCGTCACAGGCCATTCTAGGCCATCTAGCGGCAATTATAACAATCAGTCTAATGACTGGACGCCGCCGCAGCGCAAGATGGTCACGCTCGATCAGTGGAAATCGCTCACAGACGGAATGCGTACCTATTACAAGCAAAACCGGCCAGATGTGATCGCCGAATTAAAAAAAGTTGGTGCTGATGTGTAAAAAGGTGTTGACGGGTGTAAATAATAGGCGCACTGTCTAGGGGTAACTAGCAAACGGGAGATTGCAAAATGGCTAAAAAAACCACATTAGACCACCATTTGATGATCAGTATGATTGCGGAATATAACAGTTTTAGGGATTACGCATCGCGTTCACAAACTCAACAAAACGAAGATATCGCCGCATTTTGTGCGGTTCGCGCCGTTCGTTATTGCGAAGATGCTGGATATAACCCGCAAAGCCTCATCACTGACGCTTATGAATTTGTGATGCAGATTAACAGTAAAATGAAAGCGGTTTCACTATGAGCCGCGTTCTTGTCATAGCAGTATTGGTGGCCGGTTGTAGTTATACGCCGGTCGCTGATCTGCGGGTCAGCGGTGATAAAGCGCAGCTATATCAGCGTGACCTAACTGAGTGTCGCCAGCTAGTCAAAGAAGCGTTATCGCCTTTGCAGTTTGGTGCGGAAATCAAATGGCTTAATGATTGCTTGCGGGGTCGTGGGCATAGCGTATTGGGGGCTTGATATGGTTAAGGATACGATTGGAATGCTGGTATTGACTGCGCTGGTTATTGCGCTGGGAACCAACTTTGTAACTGAGACCCATAACATCTGGGCTTTGATGAGCCGTTATGGATGAGGAAATTGAATGCCCCGAATGCGGGGGCTATGGCTGGCTTGTTTATTGGGTGGGCAAGCGCGGAGCCAATGACCCCTGTGGCAGCGAGGTGCAAGATGATTGCGATGTGTGTCACGGGTCGGGATTGATAGAAAACCCAGATTGGAGTGGAAACTAATGGCTAGAAAAACCAAACAAGAAATTGCAGTTGAACCAGTGTTTCAAGATAACAGCACGAAATTGATTGTGCGGCAGATAGTTGCCGATCTGATTAGATTGTCAAATGCGGCTGTGGCACTAGCTGATGCGAATGAAAATGATCAAACACACCGGCAATACGAACAAAGAACATATATGCAGATTTGGG